CAGCTTTGCTGATATCTTCCGCGCTGCTGCTACCTTGTGCGCTGCTTTGTGATGAGGCTATTTCTGCAGTTATATTCTCCATATTTTCCTTAAATTTTTTAGCGTCGTTTTCTATGGTTTCGTCGTCTTCCATAATAGCAGGTATCGTTTCACCATCTTCGTTTGTACTGGTTGTATCTCTTTCACGTTTCCCTAGTGCTCGGTCGGATTGTGCTTCTGCATCTGCAGTTAATGGCGTTCTTCTTGGTGATGGTTCTTCCGCGGGCGTCGATGGTGTTCTTCTTCCAGGCATTGTTGCTGCTGGAGATGGCAATTGTGCTGCTGGTGGTTCCAATCTTCCTACCGGTGCATCGTCCGCCACCCGCAAAGGCTGTACTAGTGGGTCCATTTGTTCTTGCAGTGCAACCATACCTTCTGGTGGTTGTTCTCGTCGTAGTAGTTCCTGGAGCTGCCTTATAGGATTGTTTAATCGATGTATACCTTGAATCATGGCTGTTGATTGCTGATGACACATACGTCCACTCGCTGCAGCTGCATTTCCAGCGATGGCAAGCGATTGTGACGAAATAGATGCTATAAGATCACATAAAGGATTAGCAAGATTAGATCTAATAAAATTATACGCCTGTCCAAGCTGTCCGGACCCAATATAAAGTCCTAATCCGGATAAAGTAGAGATTAATGTGGTAAAACCGGTAACAATCGTAGTACGTAAACTTTGTAATGTCGCGGCATTTCTATTTGCCTGTTCGAGACAAGATTCTAACGCACCACTTGAAATCCAATTTACTGCAACGTTATTCCAAAAAATTTGTGATGCAGTCCGGCAGCCTCCGGTTACAACCCTATTGGCATATGCAAGTTGAATAAGGTAATCTCTTGCGGTAATATATGCCCATGATGGTGCTCCTGAGTATACAACCCCCCCACCTATGCAAGATATAATAGCTATAGTCATTAAGTGCTGTGCAAAACCCGGTGCACCGCCTCTCATACCACACCGACCACCGCCGAAGCTTGTTTTTTTTATAGAAAACCCTGAAGATATAGAAGATAATGATTTTGGCAGAATCTGAACACCATCAGAACCGGACACTTCATTCGCCATATCTGCTGCATCTCTAATTGAATCCGATATTGTTTCACCAATTTCAATTCCTGTCTTAAATATTTCATTTATTCCTTCAAGTCCTGTAACTTTATCATCAACCCATCGTGAGATAGCATATTTACGACGTAATGTCTTGTCTCCAGTCAACCCTTCATATATACCCATAATACTCGCCCATGTGATAGTAATTGATATAACTGCTGTTTTCGCGTGAGCTTGCTTCTTTGCGGTGGCGGCGCCAAGTGCGATTAGGCTGTTATTTGCATCTGTATCTAATCCGTCTAAGATGTTTTTCAAATCACTAATATATACAGAACCACTATTTACTTGTGCAGCCATATCTTATTATACTGTATAATAAGATATTTATTTTGTTGTTGTTTTCAAACATTTCTCATCAATTTCTAAAGTTTTACATTTATTTTCTTGCGGGACAATCTTTATAACGCATTTTGCCTTTTTTCCGTATAAAGGTTCCGTACATCCCTTTTCTTTTTTACGAGTTTTATTTGTCTTAGTTTCTTCTTTTGTGTGTGTGCATCTTGACCTAAAATGTTCGTATCTCTCTCGCACATCACAATACGTTAAACCAGATTTTTTCCCTAACATTTTATTTACAGTTTCATGAAGTTTATAAACATATCGTGAAAAACTATCTCGGTCTTTCATATCAGAATTTGTTAGAGGAAGAGTTTTAAAATTATTCTTTAAATTTTCTCGACAGTGTCTGCAAGGAAGAATATATTGAAGACTTATAATAAAATGTTTATACTGTTTTTTTTCATCACTTGTAGGACGTATAGGATAATTTAAACTCATAATATGTAAAAAATGCCACAAACTAGGTCCCCACACAGCGGTTAACATACCGTCTCCACTATTAAAATGTTTTTTTGTAAAAACCCTCTTTTTTCGCCGTGTAGTCATTTCTTAGTTTATCATTAGAAAAACTTATGAAAATACGCATTCTCTCTGCAGCATTTTTAAAAAAAATTGAATTGTACGTCAGGTATATATACTGTACCAACATCTATTATGACAACCTTTAAAGTAACCGCAAATGAACGACTATTATATTCTAAACAAAAAGACAAAGCAAAATTTGAAACACCCGAAGAAGAAATTATGTACGCAACCACAAATAGCAAAACGTGTTCTAAATGTAATCTAATGAAACTACTAATAGAATATACTGGAAATACGAGTGGTTGTGACGCATTTGACAAAAATGGATACAGATTACGTAGACCAGAATGCAAGAGTTGTTCTAAAAAAGTTTCTCAAGGAAAACAACAGGCAGTAAAAATAGCAAAAAAAATAGGGAAACCATATAAAGCACCCGACGGCACCGTGTGCGCTTTATGTGGAAAGCTTCCAAAAAAAGATGACGTATTAGTATTTGATCACTGCCACACCACAAATACGTTCCGAGGCTATTTACACAATTCTTGTAATCGTTCTATGGGTGTATTAGGAGATGATGTAGAAGGATTAGTAAAAGCAGTAAATTATCTAAATATTTCAGAAAAAAAGAAGTTGATCCTAGATACACAGAAACATATTTTAATTATGGATGCTACACGCCGTAACAGTTTTTAGATACCATCAATAATACGATGTTTTGATAGCTTATAATATATATCTTTTAATTCTATACCAATAAATTTACGGTGTGTATTTGCACAGCCTATACCTGTCGTCCCTGAACCCATAGTATTGTCTAAAACGGTTTCGCCCTCATTTGAATACGTTTTAATCAAATACTCCATAAGTGTTACTGGTTTTTGTGTTTCGTGTATAGTATCATATTCTATATCAAACTCGATTAGTTCCGTTGGATAATTTGTGAATTTTTGCGAATATTCACTATCACTAATTAACTTATTATTAGGTCCTAGATGGTGGGATTGATTCAGCATTTTTCCAATTCGTTCTTTACTGTTTTTCTTTTTTATATTTACTGGTAAAAGGTTCTGTGGATTATAAGTCATATTACCTTTTTTTACTGATGCTGCTGCTGCACCTCCTTTAGAAAACACACATATGTCTTCAGTACATTTCATCGGTCTGTAATTAGCAAGCAAGAACTGTGTGGTTTTATTTTTTTTCCATATAATATTATATTTAAACCATTCATAATTTGATGAAACAAGCATACTTGTAAATGGTTGTTGTCCAAATAGCAATATTACTCCCGAAGGTTTTTTTATGATTCTTTTATAATGTTCCCAAAGTGTATTGATGTCAATAACAGTATCCCATTTACATTTAGTGGTTCCATACGGTAGATCACATAGTATCAAATCAACGCTATCGTCTGGTATTTCTTTCATTCTTTCTAAACAATCACCATACATAAGCATAACATTTTCGGTTTTATAATCTTCTAGTGTATGTTTTTCTATTTCTTTCATAAGTTTTTCATTTGTCTCTTTTTTGTGTTGTTGTTTGGTGATTTTGATTACTTTTGGAAGTTCTTCGGTAGAAGACATAGTATACGTATTCTGTATATTACGTTATATATACAAATCAATTTTATATTAAAAAAATTATTATATTATGGATGTTAATATATAAAATGACAACTTTTAAGGATTATGCTGAAAATACCAAAAATGATTACATAGTTATATTTTTTGGTATGATAATAATTGCGTGTAGTACTTTTGGGAAGAGTATTATGGGTGTAACGATATCTACTATAATAAAATTGATAGGTGTGATTGTATTAACGTATGCAGTTTTTTTGTATGTTCTTCACTTAAAAATATATTTTACAGAAAATAAAGATTTTCTTGTTAATTCAAAATACGCACCATACAGACAAAATATATTTGCAGGATGTGGTGTGACTATTATTATAATGGTATTATTGTTCTACTCTGCGTATACTATTTTCGTATAATAATTTTGGTTAATCTATCTACTATTGTTTCTTTGTATTGTGGCTTAATTGAATTACCCAAAACAATAGATTTTATATAAAGATAATATTCACGGTCGCTTATAAAGTTATTTCTTTCTACGTTCAAAAGTGTTCCTGATGAAGTACGGAACAACATATTTATTTTTATTTAATATAATATATTATCTTTAGACTAATTCGTTTAAGCATTACAAGATTCTTCAAAATATATATTATAATGCTTACAAAAATACGTGAAAACGCGGTTTCTTTGTTTTCTAACAAAAAAATGATAGTAATTATTTTACTTGCAGCAGCGTTTATTACAACTGCAATATGGGTATACAACACCTACGTTATTCCAAGAGTACAGAAAAGTTATGTACCAAATAAAGAGTACACAGAAGGCGGCGTGAATACAAATAACGCGAATGCAGACTTATATTTTTTCTACACGACTTGGTGTCCTCACTGCAAAACCGCAAAACCAGAATGGGAAAAATTCAAAGAAACTATTAATACTAACGGACACTCCTCAGGAGTTAAAATCAATTTTATCGAAGTCGATTGTGAAAAAGATACCGCTACCGCAGAAAAGTTTAATGTAGCAGGTTATCCTACTATTAAAATGATTTACAATAATAAAACAGTAGAATACGACGCTAAACCACAGCAGGACACTCTTCAACAATTTCTTGATTCTGTATTAAATCCATAAATGTAACTGCTGCTTGTAGCCCCCTTTCTATTAATGTTTTACGCATATCCCCATCTTCAAGAGTATGTATCCATTTAGTATAATCAATAACATCTCGCGTATCATAATACACAATATTTTTAATTTGTTTTTGTTTTGTAGTAGTTTCAAGTTCAAGATAACATTTTCGCATTAATACTCTGGCATAATCTAGATATGATGACTCGTCTGTTAAATTTGTGTTTGGAGTATCATATGTATAATTACAAAATGCAAGCATTTCATCTTCTTTACATTTTGTATTGTTTAGACATATATTCAAAGGAAAGTTATTTAACAATCCTCCATCTACAAAACACTTATTATTATAAAATATAGGTTTGAATACTAATGGAAATGCAGATGATGCTGCAATCGCAATATTCAAACTCATATTAGGATATGTTTTGTGTGTAATTATTTCTGTGTGTAGACTTCGTGAGGTATTTAAGTCTGTAGCTATAAAACATAATTCTACATTTGTATATTCGTATAATTCTTGCAAAGTAACATTTTTAGGTAAGTCTTTTCCTAACAAAAGGGGTTCCGTGCATATAGATGCCATCTCTAATCCATCTAGGCCTTTATTTCGCATAACCTCTAATAAGTCATCGCCTAAATGAGAAAACGTTTTATTCCAAGGACGACCAATAAGATATTCGTCTACTGTATTCCAGTCGTATCCTAATGCGATTACAAATCCTATAAATGAACCAATTGACGACATATATATTGATTCTAGTTTGTTTAAACACCACATACCTTCTTCATGCAAACGTTTTATTGCTCCGTACGTTATTAAACCGGTAGGACCTCCGCCAGATAATACCATATGTTTAATTGTCATTTTACTAATTAAGTATCTTTATTTTAATACTTTTCTTTTGTAATAATAATATGGATACAATTTTTACTCTAGGAGACGAAAATGATTTCAATCTTAAAGTTAATTTAGACGATTTATATGAAAAGAAAAAAGAAAGCGATTTAAATACGTTGAAAGTGTACAATAAAATATTACAAAGAATTCATAATAAAGTACGATATTGTTCCAGAATAAATCCGAACGAACAGCACTGTTGGTATATTATACCAGAAGTTATAATAGGCATACCACGATACGACCACACCGCTTGTACGGCATATATTATAGATAAACTAAACGAAAATGGATTTGTTGTTAGATATACACATCCTAATTTGTTGTTTATATCTTGGAAAAAATGGACGCCTGGATATGTGCGAGATGAAATACGTAAAAAAACAGGCATACAACTAGATGGTTGGGGTAATCAGAAAAATACAGATACAGAAACATCCGGCTCAACTACACATCAAGACCCTAATTCTCTTATTCTTGGTAACAAATCCAAGAAAATATCTGTATCGAATAATAATTTCCGAGATACAAACACCTATAAACCTACTGGAAATTTAATTTATAACAAAGAATTGCTAAAAAAAATAGAAGACAAATCCCACAATTAATTATATATTTTATCTCTACGCACTATAGTATACATCTCTCTTTTTGTTCTTTTTTGAACGACAAAAAGAACGTTTTTTGCCGAATGCCATTTTACACATTGGTGTATGGCGACACGTAGAGGTTCTCATACCTTTACAACTACCGTTGCGTAATTTTGTTAGACAAGAAGAACGGGTTTTACATTTCTTTATATGAAGGCAATTAAAAGAACGTCTTTTTTTAGTAGGCATTATATTATATATAAATAATATAATTCTAAAAGTTAATTGCTATAGCTATCGCTATCACTATCGCTATCAATTAACAATAAATTATTATATGTATTTCCACTTCTAAATGTATACTCTCCTCCTGATTGAACCTCATGAGGTACAGGTCTACTATCCGTTGCAGGCGCAGTATCCGTTGCAGGCACAGTATCCGTTGCAGGCACAGTATCCGTTGCAGGCGCAGTATCCGTTGCAGGTCTACTATCCGTTGCAGACGCAGTATCCGTTGCAGACGCAGTATCCGTTGCAGGTGTTTTACTATATGTATTTTCGCCTAAACTATCTACAGTAGAAGCTTCTGTATTGTTGGGAGGTGTTATTTCTGCGTCTGCAAGAGAATCTTGCAGGGTATTTTGCAGTTTTTCAATTTGTTCTTTAGATGTATCCATTATCTGTTTTTCTACGATTGCTTGAAACAATTCTAGTCCTTTAATGAAGTCATTTTCACATTTTACATACAATTTCACAATTATAGTCCGTGTTTTATCAATAAGTTTCTGTAATATTTCTTCTGTTAATTTTGGGTTTATCATTATTTCTTTACGACCTGATTCTGGATTGATTACTGGTGAAAATAAATCTTTTAATATACCAATTAGTTCATCTTGATTTTTTTTTGTAGTCTGCATCATTGTCTTAATGTGATTTGCGTAGTCTGAAAATAATTTATTCTTTAATGTAGCAGAATAAGAATTTGTATAACTCCCATTTCTAGAACATCCTTTACTTTTATGAAAATCTCTTAACTTTATATCACTAAATTTTTTAATAAGTGGTTCACCTTTTCCATCTTTTTCTATAGTATCATTTCCGGTGAACGCTTTATAAAAAGTTATTACATCCTTTTCATATATTTCTTTACGTGTCTTGTCGCTCATTCTTGAGAATCCTCCTTTATCATAATCATATTCATCATAATATAATTTCTCTAATTCAGGTATACCTGGCTCTTGGTAAAACATTTTGTCTTTGTTTCTAGTCCTATCGTAATTCATTTCACAAAAATTAGGATTTATAGTAACTTTTGCATCTGTAGGCTTGTTAAAATCTTCGTTATTTAATAATACATTCAATCTTTTACTACAAACGTCCATTCTTTTAATACTTACATTAGCACTAGCCGGTATATTTTTTTTATTGAGTAAATTAGTTTCTACCGTATTTCCATTCTCGTCTTTATATACATAGATTGGATTAACCGTAGTCACGATCGCACTAAATAAATGTGCTATTTTTACATAAAACTTTGCAATACCTATACACAATCTTCTTTTTGTAGTATTGTTTTTGACATCTAAATTTTCTAAATTATTTTGTTTAAGATATAAAATGTTTGATTTTGTCATTTCATTTATTTCAATCCCGTTCTTAAGTCGTTGAGCCAAATAATTAACATTTAAATCATTTAAATTACTTGCAATAGAATCCGCGGTCACAACAACCAACTTATTACAATAATCCATATCCGCTAGACGTTCCATATCTTTAAAATTCTGTGTGCTTATGTAATTGGCAGCTATGAAATCTAATTCTTGTAATAATAAGCCTTCTTTTTTAATATTTTCAACAGAATTATTGTTACCCATTAATATAATTAAGAAAACATTATAAAATTGAAGTATTTTCTTACGATTATACTAGTTCACGTCAATAATGAATGAACTTAAAACCAAAAAAATTCGTCGAGAGGGTAAAAATAAAGTGAAACTATGGGAACAATTTGATACAGAAATACTGGATAAAAAAAATGTTGAATGTGTATACACAAATAATGGACTGAGAGAAAATTGTGATTGCTGTACGTCATCATTAGTTATATCAGACGAAGGGTTTCAAACGTGTACGAATAAAAAGTGCGGTATATTTTATACAGATATATTAGATCAAACCTCTGAATGGAGATATTATGGTGCAGAAGATACATCTGGAAGTAACCCAACCCGATGTGGAATGCCTATTAATCCATTATTACACGAATCTAGTTTCGGTTGTAAAGTATTAGTACACGGAGCGTCTTCATATGAAATGCGAAAAATAAGAAGGTATACAGACTGGCTGGGTATGCCTTACAAAGAAAAATCACAATATGATGAATTTCAACGAATAACTATTTTAGGAAATCATTCAGGAATACCAAAATTAATTATAGATGACGCGATGAGGTTTCATAAAAAAATATCCGAAGCAAAAACATTCCGAGGATTGAATCGTGATGGTATCATAGCAGCTTCTATATATATTGCTGCAAGAGTCAACAGTTTTCCTAGAACTGCAAAAGAAATCGCACACATATTTCACTTAGACACTAGTGCTGCTACAAGAGGATGTAAAAACGCAATATCTATTATAAATGAACTTGAAAGTGAAATGGCCAACACAGATAAAACCTCTCTATGTCAGCCTACCCCTGTAACATTTATTGAACGTTATTGCAGCAGACTGAATATTAATACGGAACTTACCAAAGTTTGTAAATTTATAGCATTACGAATACATACAAATAATCTTATTCCTGAAAATACTCCACATTCTATCGCTGCCGGTATTATTTATTTCATAGCACAGTCTTGTAATGTAAGTATTACAAAGAAAGAAGTTAGTACGATTAGTGAAATTTCAGAAGTAACTATAAACAAATGCTACAAAAAAATGTTAGATATGTCCCAAAATTTAATCCCAAAAGCAATTTTAGAAAAATATAATTAATTATAGTATTTTAACCAACATATGTCTGACACAAACACCTTCCATATCGTTTATATATTTTTTGTCCCGGAGGACATATACATGTATTAGATGTTTCGTTATACTGGTCTGCATTCACGCACCATCGAATTGGATAACCTTGATTCGCACAAATATTAGTATTACTTTTGAAATATGAACTAGGAAAATAGTTCGTAAATGGTTCTTTATAAGACAATCTACAATATATGGTTATTAACAATACAGTAATCAGGAACAAGTAAAATACTTTAACATAGTTCATCTTTATATAAGTTACATATTTAATCCAATTAATTTATAGGTTTTCTTTTTTGAGGTATCCATTTTACGCGTTTTACTTTTCGGTTTACTTTTCGGTTTACTTTTCGTTTTACTTTTCGTTTTACTTTTCGGTTTACTTTTCGTTTTACTTTTCGTTTCACTATTTTCTTTAGATTTTGAAGGCACATACTTGAGAAACCATTCTTCATATTCACGTGTATCTCGTTTATTTTTTAATTCTTCATATTTTTGAGTTTTATCGTTTCTCATGTCTTCAAGGGTTTCTTGTTTCCCTATACATTGTAAACTAAATCTTTTCAACGGACCTTTTTGTTGAAGTCTATTCGCAGTTTGTACGTGAAATAAGTATTGAGCCATGCAGTATATTCTATCGTGCTCGTAATACGGTCTGTCTGCATATAAAAAAGCAAGATATATACTAAGCATAGTATCTATTGTCGCTACTTTTATAGTTCGACCTTTTGATTTAATAATATTATAACTATGACACGCGAGAGGTTTGTATACAAACGCCACAGTATCATCTTCTATAGTTATTTCATAATGTGGAGCTATAATCTCTCCAAAACCAGGTTTCTTATAAATTTTTACATTTTTAAATCCTTCATCTCGTAATCGCTCTTTTATAATATTTACAGAAGTTTCTGGGTCTTCTGATAATAAATCGAAATCAGGTTGTTTATCTTTGTATTGTATACGTTTTTTCTTAGGCATATATTTGTTGTATACTTTACTAGCATAACCTCCAAAGAATACCAGCCCTTGTTGAATCGCAGTATCTTTCACGGTACTGTAAATATTTCTTGCATCTTCTTGTGTGCCTTCAAAACTCCTCATAAAATTCATATGGTCGCATTTAGGATTTTTCATAGGATAATGTTTATTTAATAAAGTTAACCGCTTCATAACTTTTTCCCAACGACTCACATCTCCTTTCGGACGTGAAAGTTCCAAATACATAGCCATTCTTAAGTAATCAGGCGGAGCATAATATATACCATTCACTTTTATTCCTTTGTTCTGTATTGCTTTAAATAAATCCTTGGGAATATACGTAATATCTGCAACAGGAATAAAATTAACAAATACTTTATATGTTCCATGATGAACCCCTGCTTTTGCTTCTATTTCTGTATAACCTTCTTCTAGATAAATATCTGCCAGTTTTTTTGCATCATTTAAAGCATCTGCACTAAAGAAATCATAGTCAGGTATTTCTATATCTTTATCATAAAATTGGTCGTTAACTGGAAGTATATTATTAATTGCGGTGCCTCCATAGCATACTAGTCGTTTTTTACGTAAAAACCGTTCTACAATTCTAATAATATTCTGTACTTCTTGTGAATGTGTAAGACTACGAGCTGCTTTCTCTTGTGCTTTATCTACAGCAGCTCTTAATATTTCTAATTCTTTTTCTTCAAAATTACTCATATATATTAAATCATATATTAAATAGTAAGAGAGTAATAATTCGTGGAAGTGTTTCTTTGTTCGTAAGAATACGCAGGATTTGCTGTCTGAGGGGGTGGTATAGTAACAGGAATATATCTAAGTGCTTCTGGTTTGAGTGCAAAGGCAGAACCCTTCTTTGCAAAGAAAGCTGAATATACTTCCATATTAGTGTCAAAATTTTGGAAACACATACCTGCAAATTGACATCCGGACGCCCAAGCCAATTGTGCGGAATAATTTGCATTTGTCTCTGATAAATCAGGTATAACTAGTGTCATATTTTTTTTATTATAATCTATCAATTCATCTATATCAGGAGTATATTTGACGCCATCAGAATATCTTACATTTCTCATAAATATAGAGTTCGATGCAAGATTTACATATTCGTCGAGATTGGTAGATTCAAACAAAGGATTCGAACGGTCTGCTATTATTAATACTTTTCCCATTATTTCCGATAATGGGACTCCTCCTAAGTTTTTTCCGTGATTTTCATAACTATATTTAGACCCGAGCGTGTATTCCGATAACGTTTCTTCTATAAGTGTAGCCATCTTATTGTAGATTTTTTGATTTGTGCTCATTATTCTAAGATGAATAATTAAAGGGTCACCTGGGTTCGGACAAGTACTTCCTGAAAATGCATAATCTTTTATAATGTCCATAGCATCACTAAAAAGAACACTATTGTATGTTTCCTTAATACTATAATCATCCACAGAAGAGGTAGCAATCACAGGTGTATCATTCAACGAATATACTTCAAAATCAATACATCTTGCACCCTGTTTAATTACATTTTTAAGGGCACATACGTTTACAAAATCATTTTTAAATTGTCCGGCACAACACGCATTATATGCAGTCATTACATAATAATCTCTTAGTTTATAACTATAATCTGGGTTGGACGTATTAATAGTATGAACCATACCATAATCTTTATACAAATTATTCATATTAGTACAATTCGCTTTATTAAGCGTACTTTTACCGTACGCCCAATAAATAATCATAACTATAAGTATTAAACATAGTGCAAAAATAGAATATTTAGCAGCATTAGCTCCACTCATAGCATTCGTTAGCATTTGCTGCATCGCTTTAGGAGCAGGAGTATTTACATTTTCATTCATAATATAATATATTGTTATTATTTTAATAACTTAAACCAAGTTAAATATTAATCACAATTTATTATAATGCCTGGTGGACTACTCAACCTTATTGCGTATGGTAATCAAAATGTGATTCTTAATGGCAATCCAAGTAAAACTTTCTTCAAAACGACCTATGCAAAGTATACCAATTTTGGTCTTCAAAAATTTCGAATTGATTTTTCCGGACAGAGAACATTACGAATGACAGAATCTTCTGTATTTGATTTCACCGTTCCAAGATATGGAGATTTACTTATGGATACATATTGCGTAGTTAATCTTCCTAATATATGGAGTCCGGTGATGCCTCCGCTTGTCAACGATGAAACCTCAACAACGTGTTCTATTTTACAAAAATGGCAACCATATGAGTTTAAATGGATCGATAATTTGGGGTCTCAAATGATCGAAACGGTAAGATTTACGGTTGGCGGTATGGTTATACAAGAATTCTCGGGACAATACCTTACAAATGTTGTGGAGAGAGATTTTAGTGATGTTAAAAAAAAATTATACTACGAAATGACAGGAAACGTGGATGAACTTAATAATCCTGCTTACGCTTACGGAAGAACCGGTCAATATCCAAGTGCTTTTTATGGTGGTAACAACGATGCTTCTGCTACAGGAACAATCGGTGGTGTACCTTATCCAACAGTATACGCCAGTACTGGAAGTGAACCATCACTTCGAGCTAGACAATTGTATATTCCTTTAAATATATGGTTCACTCTTGCGGCTAAAATGGGGTTTCCTTTAGTCTCTCTACAATACGCAGAACTCAAAATTGAAATTACTATAAGACCAGTACAAGAATTATTTACTGTAAACCAAATATATTACCCAAATGATGTTGACCTAGAATATGCTGCAACAGGGGTTCCAATCCAACCTAATTTTAATGATAGTCGATACAGTTTTTACCGATTTCTACAATCTCCTCCAAGTGTAGATATATCCAATAGTGATGTGTATGAAAACAAACAAACCAATTGGAACGCAGACATACACTTATTATCGACATATGCATTTTTGACAGATGATGAAGTTAGATTATTTGCGTCGGAACCACAATCCTATCTTGTACGCCAATCTTATACCACCACTTATGAAAACGTGATAGGTTCAAAACGTGTTGATTTGAATAGTTTGGGGATGGTCTCTAACTGGATGTGGTTTTTTCAAAGAACAGATGTTAACGAGAGAAATCAGTGGTCTAATTATTCTAATTGGCCGTATGATTATATGCCTTCTTCTGTTATTTTTGCAAATGAAGATACTTGTAGTGGTATAACGAAAACCGACTCTTCTACTTTATATCCACCGTTCATTTTATGTTCTGATAATTGTCTTCCATCATTATGGAATACTGGACCATTCACGCCGTTGAATACAAAAAATATTATGGGTACATGGGGGTTGTTATTAGACGGCAAATATCGCGAAGATACGCTACCCTATGGTGTATTAGATTATGTAGAAAAATACATAAGAACATCCGGTGCAGCACCAGAAGGAGTATATTGTTATAATTTTTCTTTACGCTGTGACCCATTTGATTTTCAGCCTAGCGGAGCGATGAATATGAGTAAATTTAGCACAATACAATTTGAAGTTACTACCATACAACCTACCCTGAACGCAAACGTACAATTCACCGCGATTTGCAACAGTTCTGGCGAAACGGTTGCCACACAAATGCCTCAATCTGGAATTTATAATTATCAATACAATATGGTGGTTATGGAAGAACGATATAACGTTTTAAAATTTCAAAATGGAATGGCTGGATTAGAATACGCGAGATAATATATTTACAAAAAACAGGTATTATGAGGTTGAGGAATAGATTGAGTTGTGAATTGTTTACTTAACTCCATAGATACCTTATAATTATTACTATAGGTATCTATTGCGTTATTTATTGCATAATTTGTCGGGATATGAGTTGCAAATCCATATGGATAGTCGGAAGTTGAAACACGGTGCATACCCGACATATTTTCTCTATCGGGATATATAAAAGAAGTTCTTTCTAAATATTGCATTATATAAGATGCAATTATAACCCACAATAAAAGCATAAATACTTTCTCTAGCATATTATAAGGTTGATATATTATATCGTCTATATATAAATGGCAGATGATAGTGTAGATGCAATTGATGATAAAAATAATACAGAAGATACTTCTTCCGATGATGCACCAGATTGGTCTGGATTTGCTGGTTCTATAATAGTCAATTTCATAATTTTTTTATTATTGATACTAATTGGAAGTAATTTTGTTTTTTTAGTCCATTTTAGTTCATTAGACTTAGTGTTTCCTACAGATATTAACAAATATTTGCCTAATAGCGCACCTGGAAACAAACCTCAGACTGGCGGAGGTAAGAAACAAAAAGGAGGTAACGCAAATTTTGTTTCATACGCGCAGAAATTATCCGGACAGTCTTTTGATTTACTTAAATCGTTGGGATACACAAATAAATTAAATGGATGGCCGTATTCGATGTATAAAAAATCAGCAGAAGAATTTAGTTTGCAAGAAGTTAAAAATTGGTTTGCATTAACCGAGGCAAATACCTATATAACCTATCGTAAAGTAATGCATATGATTTACACAGGTAGTAATAAAGACAAAGGGCTTCTGAAATCTGTTCCTGACCCCGGTTTATATATTATAGGTATAATCATACCCGCGGTATTGACCGGCTTAATCGTACCAGTAATGACGTTTCTAAGTACAATCTTTTTTAGTTTCACTTCTGAAAAAATGGGATGGGTATATACCCTATTAGGGTTTTTATTCGTTCTTTTACTAGGATATGTAAATGTTATTCTTCATCAATTGTCAGTTATGTTTAATGTTTTGATTTTACCTTTGATTATTAATTATCAAACCGTTTTTAATATAGCGAATCGTAATTCTAGATGGTTAAAAATGGTATTTGGAATTTTTATACTATTCTCTGCTTTTAGTAAATTAGATAATGCTACTGCAGGTGTAATGGCGGTAGCATATCTGTTATGGCTCATAAAAGAAATCTTTTTTTAATTTAAAGGTATTACGTGATAAGTGGTAATAGACATGGTAGAACAACAAGTATTTCGGTCAATTCAGTTAGATCCATCGAAATTTTATGGATTTGCCTTTTACAGTAATAAAAAAGGTACTTGGCCTAATGAAACATACTGGACCGAAGAACCAATTGAATATTTAGGGAGATGGATATCTTCTGATAGGTGGGGATCTCGTGATCAGAGTGGTGGTGCTGAAAATTTCGAGCATAAGCGTATTGTATATGATTACGAAGGCAAAACAAGTTTTGTTGAAATGTCCGAACAATAACTTTATCGGATTAATATATAATAATAGATATAAATATACAAGTTATTACTATATAAGTTCCTTATAATATGACATATAAGGAAAATGATTTTACAACATGGCCAACCATTCCATATGTCAGCGTTTGCACCCCTACATTCAATCGTCGTTCATTTATCCCTATGTTAATAAAATGTTTTAATCATCAAACGTATCCAAAAGATAGAATCGAATGGATTATATTAGATGACGGTACCGATAAAATAAACGATTTGGTTTCAGACCATCCAAATGTGAAATATTTTTCTTACGATGAAAAAATGACGATTGGTGAAAAAAGAAACGTAATACATAAAAAACCCAAAGGAGATATTATCGTTTATATGAATGATGATGATTATTATCCACCAGAGAGAATTACACACTCCGTTTTCAAGTTATCCAATACACCAGGCGCGTTATGTGGAGGATCTAGTATTATGTATATGTTTTTTAAACACAATATGAAAATCTACAAAATAGGACCATATGGAGATAATCACGCCACCACAGCAACCTTCGCATTTAAAAAAGAATTGTTGAAAATTACTAACTACGAACCGAATGATGCTATGAGAGAAGAAAAATCTTTTTTGAAAAATTATACTTTACCTTTGGTGCAATTTGACCCCTTCAAAACTATACTAGTCTTTCCACACAAACATAATGCATGTGATAAAACAACGCTTCTTGACTGTACGAACAATCCTAATGTAAAAGAAACCGGACTAAATATTGATTATTTTGTTAAAGATCCACACATTAAACAATTTTTTCTAAATGAAATCGATATTCTTCTCTCGAGTTACCCCGCAGGCAATATCCGTATGAAGCCTGATGTAGTAATGCAGATGCTTGACGTGGAAACGCAACGGAGAATGCGTGCAGAAAATCAACTTATGATCGGAAGCAATAGTCCTTATGTTATGTTTCAACCTGAAAATGGTGATCCTATGCGTATGACTATCGATGAATTACTTCAATTATTGCGCAAACAACAAAGCATGTTAAATCGTCAAATTACAGAAATAAATGGATTAATACAAGAAAACACACGTTTGAAAACTCTAATATCAGATTAATTATGTTATATTGTTTAACCACTTAAACAAAAAATAGCTATCATATATACAACTACATAGCCTCCAGAAATGCCAAGCACGCCTTTCGAATATGATGAAGCCAGCTACGACCAGGATACGTTTTCGGAATCAAACAATCATTTTTATTTTCCTAAACGTAAACGACTATACTATCCTACCAAACTGCGTTGTCGTGTAGTAAATGCTAAAACCGGACACGTGTATCCATTTTGTCAGGGGTCGTTTGAAGAATTGCAATTGTACAAAGTTATTGATTCTACTGCTAAATGTGATGCAAATGGGTTTTTGCTTTCTCGGTCAGACCCTGTAAACAAAGACCCCAATTTTCTGTATTATGATAATCCAGAACAATTTATACGACACCAACGTATTGAGTCTTCTCAAGAAAAGTGGCAGGCACAGAAAGCTAAGTGGCAGGCAGAGAAAGCTAAGTGGTACGCAAATAACCGTAGGATGTTCCCTCCAAATGGGGGATTTATAAAGTCTGAATGGGAATTGATTAAAGCAGAATAAATTGCTTATTTTATTATTTTAAACAAACACTAAAATAATAAAAGTATTTACATATCGTCATCCTCATCAATATCAATATCAATATGAATAGGATTTTTCGTATATTTATCTATATATCTATAGATACGGTTGATATCTAATTTGCATATGTCATATGTTTGGAACACCTCATAAATCTCGTCATCAGAATAAGAATTTCTCAACTCTAAAAAATACGAAAATACGTCTTTTTTATCCATGCTCAATTGTTGACATATATTTTGTATAAAAGTATTGTTGTTGTATTCTGTGCTATATTTGGTCAAAACCTTAGTGAAACGTATATCCGTTGGATTATATTTTGGTTTTTTTGTAAACGTTTCGTGATAAAGTTTGTTGGTATGGAACGTTTTTATAAGAGAACTTATTTCGTTAAATTGCCAAATTTGTTTTTGAAACGTGATACGGTCTATGTAGTCCGCAAAACATATGAGATTTAACGCCTTTTGATAAAATGGAAATGCCTTTTCAGGTGGTAACTTACTAAGAGGGTCCACAATATTTTCGTGCCATAACAACCCCACAATAGTTCGGTCCGTTTCATTTATAGTATGAATATGGTTCTCCATAGTTATTTTATTGTTTATTATTCTTTTTGTAATTTGTTTTGTATCTTCATTATACGATTTTTTTTTGAAAACTTTTGATATGATTTGATCGTTGAACTTTATATTATTTTCCTTATATAAATCTAATAATGCGGAAAATTTCCTCAAATCATTATTTATATACTCTTTTATATTGGATATAAAAGATGTATTAATGATTGGCATACTCGCTTTTATTAACTGTGTCATTTCTACATCTGTAGGTGGTTTTAATTCTACACTCGTACACACTTTCATTAACTCCTTTATTTTTTTGTCCATATGATAATTTCCAATACAAACGATTGGATTACACGTTGAATCTTCTAATTTTTGTTTTTTGGTCTTTTTTGGTCGGATTAACTTAATTAATGCATTTATTCCGCCTTTGTCTCCGTTATTCATACCATCGATCTCATCCATCAAGATTGCAATTGGTTTTACTTTTGATGTAAACATACTTAGTACATTTCTATCCGACATATTCTGCAAGGTGATATTTTCTATGATGCTTTTATTTCTAATATCTCCAGCGTCGTATTTTATAATATCATACCCTAATTCTTCCAATACATTTATGGTAAATAACGTTTTTCCTGTTCCTGGTGCGCCATATATGTATATACCACGCTTTTGAAGCGTATCTGTTTTGTTCGATTGAAAATCATCAAGTGCTTTTTTTATTTTTTGAACGCAACTTTCTCTATTTAATATTTGATTAAAATTTATTTGTTCCATAAAGGGTGTTCTATGATGTGGATTTGTTTTTTTATGCCTTTTTAAACCTATAACTACAAAAAAATGACGGGTCTCTCATTTATTTACGACATTCTATAAATATAAACTTGTTTTTTTCGTATTATAATATTATAATGTCAAAAAGTCAGTCGACTTTTAGTGCTGGCAACGCAGGAGCATCCACATTTATTAACTTAAACGGAAATCTGGGCGGTGGTAATAAAAAACAAGGTCTTCCTCCGTCGATAGGTCGCATATCTGATCTTGAATACGGTAGAAGTTATGGGGCGGAAAGAAATGTAGTATTTAATATAAATCAAATAGGTGGTGTAGGTAGAGGAAAAAGCACGTTTCAATCAAATGCAGATGGAACCCCCCTCCCTGGATTTTTTACTGGTACATAGTTTGCACCATACCTAACAATATTATATTATTTAGATTAGTATACTCTAATGTTCTAAATAATATTTATCAATACTTTCTAGTTTGTCTACGTTTTCTCCTTTTATTTTTATTACTACGTTTTGGTCTCTTATTAGATTTACGTCTTTTTTTTGAACTGCGTCGTCTTCTGCCACCTGTCCCTGCAGCTGCGCGTTCTTCATCACCTCTTGTTAAATAATGATCTAAAAGATTCATATCTATTCCTGGGGGTCCTCGTCGGACAATATGGGGCAGACAAACGAGCTTCATGTGTACTAGGGGCAGGAGTAGTAGTGGCCACAGGAGGGACATAAAGTGGACCGCTCAGTGTAGTGGAGAATCTATCATATACCATCGTAGGATTTAATTCATCAAACAGTTGTCCGTTACTTCTTAAACCTGGTCTTCTACCCTTTTCTAGAATGGTCCTTACTGTATCTCTAAATCCTAATATTTCATAATAATCCCGTCCACGATCAAACAAACCTTATTTTGGTTCCGTCATACCTGACCAAGGATTATCTATTATGGTGTTTTTTTTACGAATTAATTCTTCTTGTGACAATGGTTCTCCTTGCAGTAGTCTTTGAGGCGGAGGTGGTACCATTATATATATAATATTCTATCTTCTATCTTCTTCTAGTTTGTTTACGTCTTTTATTCGCGTTTTTATTAGTTAGTATTGGTCTCTTATTAGGTTTAATATATTTACGTTTGCTTTGCTTACGTTTGCTTTGCTTACGTTTGCTTTGCTTATTTCTTTTTGTCTTGCTGCGTCTTCCACCAGAACTCCCTTGATTATCATTATCATCGTCATCTCGTCGTCTCTCTTCTTCTCTTTGTCGTTGTGCAACCAGATCTAGTGTCGCCTGTATATCCTCTTCTCTTTGTCGCTGTCTAATATCATTATCATCGTCATCGTCATCGAGCGGATGGGCTAGCAAAGGATGACGACGACTATCATCACTATCGGAACCATCATTATAATAGTCATCCATAATACCTCCTCTTCCGATACTATCATCATCTCCATCGGATGCATCTTCTCCTGGAAGATATCCAGCAGCTGCTAAACTTTCTTGTATCTGCCGTTCTACTTCATCGTCTGCTGCAGCAGCAATTTGTCTTCCCTCTAAAGAGGACCCCTCCGAAAGTAAACGTCCTAAAATGCTAACATTATTAGGAGGTCCGTTATCTGCTAAATTAGATAGTCGCTCCTGTGGCGGTCTAGAGTGGACATCGTATCGTACTTCGGGATTGTCTATATCATATAGTTCACCACCTGGATGATTATTTCTGAATCCAGGTGTACATCCATTCTCAAGAATATTTCTTACCTGTCTTCTGAAATTTGCCAATCGGTAAAACATAGGACTGTTTGGTGGAAATTGGTCTGCTTTAACTTCTGTTGAACCTGAATATGGATTATGTATAATGATATCTCTTTTTTTTTCCTCTTCAGTTAACAACGGGGCAACCATATTATTATATAATACGCATATAAAAATATTATCTTCTCTGCTTACGTTTGCTCTGCTTACGTTTGCTCTGCTTACGTTTGCTCTGCTTACGTTTGCTCTGCTTACGTTTGCTCTGCTTACGTTTGCTTTGCTTATTATTTAAACGCGCTCGTTTAGACCGCTTATACCTTCTTCTACCACCAGCATATCTCCACCGGCTATTTGCGCTAAGAAGCGCCCAAGGAGGAATATTTTGCACCTGTACATCGACATACGGATTCGCTTCTTTAAATGATATAGCATCATCAGTAAACATAATCAATTCATTAAAATCGAGCGGGTGGTGGTCATCTTTGAAAAAAGGAATGCTATTTGGATTTGCTCGTCTAAAACCATTCACATCAAATACTCCTTGATTAATACTGTCTGCAACGGTTTGTTTTATTTGTCTCTTTTCATCATTTGTCATTCTTTCTAGGTGTTGTAGAGGAAACGCTACAGACATTATACAATATATGTATATAATAATTCTAAGAAGGCGATGTTGCATTAGAAGAACACGCATTAGCATTATTCGTTACACCATCCCAAGTAAGATTGCATTTTTTTGCCCACTGACTTTTTCTACAAAGTCCATCGGTGCCCGTCCAAAAAGAACCTGAAAAGTCCATCGTAGTAGCACAACTTGAATCGCCTAAATTCGATTGGCTATTTACACAATTGGACGCATCACCATCGGACATATCTTTCCAATAATCAGGACAATCTGAAACTACCGGTGGATATTGTTTGTTATACTTGCTGCTATAGAGAGAATATCCTATAAATACTAAACAAATGATTAATATAACAATCGCTATTGTCATTGTTATTTGCTGAAAACTGGCCATCTTATATATGTTATATACCTATAATTTTTTCTATCAACTAATTATAATGACTAGTAAAGAACCAAACGGTAGAGTCAATATTATGACTCCTAATACTAACGTGCTATTTTCTATGCAAGACAAAATACCAACGAAGGCTGTCGGGACTGAATTTAGAGATGCTATGACAGGAAACTGGTATAATACAAGTTTATCTGATGGGTTTTTCTCTTCCGCGAATATTCAAGCACTTCAAAATGGATTACGCGCAGGAGTATATAAAAGATCAAACGGACAATACTTAATCAGCGAACAAAACCCAGACGAATTAAAAATAATAATGAGAGGCATCTTCTTGCAAAATTCAAAAAATTTACCTACTAACATTCCATGCCAGATAGCGGACTTAAATAATTTAGTATTAAGTTATGCGGTAGGTCAAGTATACGGAGAAGCAGAAGGGTATATGAAGTACCAATATGACGCAAGTAATATGTATGAACCTATATCTAGACCAGTTCTATCCTATTCTAATGATAAACAACTGGAATTAAAAAAATGGTTTTAATTGTATACAAATGTTAATAATTAATAGTAGAATATTATTATTTATTTACTTTTAATTTTTTAGGTTTTTTCTTTTGAGGTACATCACTCATAGTGAGCTCACGATGTTGTTTGTACTTATTATAGGCAATTTGCAATTCATCCAGTTCGCGAAACCACATTTCTGTTTCTGTAGTGGTATTAAGGGTAGCCAACTCATCTGTTTTCTTATTTTTTTCAGTCAATAATTTACTCACGTTTTCTTCTGTTACAGAGTTCATAGGCAGTTTCACTAAATATCCATAGGTATCATCCTCTTCTAGCTTATCATATCCGCGTTCATCTAACACTTCTACTACTTTAGCATTCGTTTTACCTCGCAAGTCGACTATACCCGATAACGTTTCTGTAATGAATTTAGCTTTATTGGTTAGTCGAATGGCTTGTGTTTCTAACTCTTTCAACAAATAATTTTTCCTTTCTACATATACTCTCTTTCTTACACTAATATAGTAATCCATAATATCTTGCGGGGTATCGAACTTCCTCAATTTCTCCGTTTCGTCAAACATATGCATATTAGTGATGGTTTGTGTTGTGTACAGTCTCAATAGTTTTTCCAGTCCATTACACGTATTCTCTTCGGTCTTAGACAATAACATTTGAATGTCTGATGCACGATTGAACGTGATGACAATATCTATTAATTTGTCGGTGCACATATCCACATACTGATTAATCATTCCATCACTTTTTTTCTTACCACCATTCTCTATCATTAATTTTTCTAAAAACTCTTTATAATCATCGGTCCACGTCCCTACAGGCAATTCTGTAATATGGACTGTATTGGATTGAACTGTGTATTTGCCTTTAATAATATATTTTTGTGGTGCTATCTGTTCGATAGCACCTTTAAATCCTTCATAATAAGGGTCAAGTGTAATATGTGTTGCGTCTTCTCCTCGTAGTATACATTTAATGTATTCTATAATTTGTGTTGGATTGAATGAAGGAATATCCGTACTAAAACCGGTACCAATACCTTTTGAACCATTCACCAATAACATCGGTATAATGGGCGCATACCAATCTGGTTCAACCATCGTGCCATCGTCGTCTAAATAATTCAACACATAATCGTCCGCAGGATTAAATAGAATACGCGTAATAGGATTAAGAACTGTGTATATATACCTTTCACTTGCAGAATCAGAACCACCTTGTAATCGAGTACCGAATTGGCCGTTCGGCAAAAGCAAATTGATATTGTTTGAACCTACATAGTCTTGAGCCATACCGACAATAGCTCCGTTCAAACTTGCTTCACCGTGATGATAAGAACCGTGTTCTGATACGTATCCTGAAAATTGTGCGACTTTAATCTCACTTGTTAAATTTCTCTTGAATGTAGCATACAAAATCTTTCTCAAACTGGTTTTCAAACCATCCATAATATTTGGGATTGACCTTTCACAGTCATACTTTGAGAAATGGACCATTTCTTTTCCAATAAATTCTTTGTATGGCACCGTTACAAGAGACGTATCCATGAAATCATCTCTGTTATATTGTTCCAACCAAGTTTTTCGGTCAGGAGCTCTCTTCTTGTTAAATACCATATCAATCGCGTCGCAACAATCCTCGCCAGTACAAGTAAACATTACTATTTTTTGATGTTCAAAATATTCTTTGAACTCTTTGGCTGTAGAAGTGCCAAGACCCTTGTAATATTTTATTTTCCATCCTTTAGAATCGTTTTCCTCTTTCCACACATCATATTCTCCTTCGTTGTAAAACATCAATTCTGTAGTTCCACGTTTTGCTTTTAAAATTGGAGTGTTCATAAATCCAATAAAATTCGGCATCACGATAAGAGACCTCCATTCTGTGTCAAACATATTAATACATAATCCCTTGATGTGGGTTCCATCCAGGTCTTGATCCGTAATAAACAACACCCTTCCATATCTTAATTTATTTTTATTTTCTTCTGTGTATGTTTTTCCTGTTTCAAGACCTAAAATTTGTTTGATTTCACTAATTTCTTTATTGTCTCCAACACTTTTACTAGAAGCACCACGAATATTCATCAACTTACCTTTCAAAGGATATACGCCGTACGTTCGTCTATCTTCTTTTGATAGACCAGAAACCACACCAGCTTTTGCTGAATCTCCCTCTACAAGGAGAAGAGTACATTCAGTACTTTTAATAGTACCTGCATCGTTGGCATCTACTAATTTCGGAATACCCCTGATATTTTTTGTTTTGGTTCCATCCGTTTTTTTTGCAGCTTTTGTTTCTTTTACTTCAGTCAGAGAACACGCTGCGTCCATTACGCCCATCCGTGCAACCTTCTCTATAAACTTATCACTTACCTCACACGCAGAACCAAATTTTGACGTTGGAGTAGTCATATAATCTTTTGTTTGCGAATCAAACGTAGGATTTTCAATATCGCACCTCAAAAACAACATCAGTTGTTCTTTAATCGTACTTGGTTTTACCTCTATTTTTTTCTTTTTACTAATGTATGCTGTTAATTTTCTAATAATTTGATTTAATACATATTCCACGTGTTTTCCACCTTTGGACGTGAATATTCCATTCACAAAAGACACTTGTGTAAATTCTTCTTTTTGTGCCATACAAACGGTATATTCCCATCTTTCGTTGGATTCTTCATAGATGCGTGTAGTGTCCGTCTTATTTCCAATATACAAATCAACATATTGTTGAAATTGTTTGACTGGAAGTAACTGTTTGTTTAAGTACACCTTCACTTGTTTATTTGTAATGGCTGCAATATCATAAACTCTCCTTTTAAACAACGATTTCATATCATCACTCAGACCAGTTATACCTAACCTTTTGAAGTCAGGTTTGAAACTAATTGTAGTGTATGGTTTGGTGCTACATTTTGTAATCGTTGGTTTACCAATCTTGGTAAGATTATCTGAAAATTCTTGAACGTATTTTAGTTTTCGTACATGGTCTACCGTTTCGATCTTACCCCAGGTAGACCAAATAAGAACCAGTTTAAACCCAAATCCGTTTTTCCCACCTACAATTTTTTTTTCACTTTTGTCGTAATTTGTTGATGTCCGAAGATGACCGAACACTAATTCAGGAATCCAAATTTGATGTTCCGGGTGCATCTCCACATCAATACCGTTTCCGTCATTCGTCATAGTAATCGTGTCGTCATCTGAAATCGTAAAACTAATATTGGTTACTGGAAGAGCATTAACTAGTTGATTTTGAATTGCTTGCTGTTGTCTAACTTGGTGGTCCCGACAATTCACCACACCTTCGTCAAATAATTTATATAACCCTGGAATAATATTTAGCTCTTTTGCGATGATGGTATTGGTTGCGTCATCAAATATATAAGACTGATAGTCGGTGCATTCCATAGAACCGGTGTATGTATCTGGATTGTCCAGAACATGTTGCCTGTCAGATTTTTTCTGGTATTTGTTTGCGAGGTCGGACATATTGATAGATATAATTTATAATTACCTTTATTTCGTATTTCAATTTTGTATAAAATATACTTATTATATAAATGTCGTACAATTCTAATAAAAATAAATATAAATGCCCATGTAATAATACTACCGATGGTACTACCAAAAATGCCAATTTTTTTAATGGCACTACAAATATGCCTACTTTTTTAATAACAGACCCATTTTTGTATGCCACATTAGTAAGAACCGCACACTATCAAAATGCTGGTAAAACTCGGTTTATAAACAAGTCTCTGCAGATAAATGCGTTTGGTAAATGGGAAGGTGCGCCTGGTGGTTCAGGAAGTCCTCCAAAAAACCAGTTTTAGACATTTATTTTCTAATTATACTGTATAATGGGTAAAAGACTACAAAAACAATCAGATGGTATGTATCACGCAAACGGAAACAAATTTGAAGAATTGATTGGAACTAGGGCCAAGGTTTTTCACGGCACCGCATACAAAACTACTGGTGGGTTAACTAAAAAGGATCTAGACCAAAATAAAAAAACGGGACGAATTGTTTCTAAAAGAAAAGCTGCAGAGGCGCGAAAAACACGCCGTTTAGAAAAAGCAGGGTACAAACCGGTGAAAGGTAAATTTACTATTATGTGTAAACATACAAACTCTTCTAAAAAAAAATCTCGTAAATCGCGTCGTAAATAATCGCGTCGTAAATAATATATTTAGTGATAATTCGAAAATATATTATGTGGAAGATGTGGTTCATAGCGCCGGATGCGAATCATAAAACGGTCGCGTCCTCCACGATGTATGTAATCAGTCCATTGTACTGTAGACGTAATATCTATATTGAGCATCGAAATATACATATGCCTCATATATTCTTGATTGAATCCATACATAGGTACCATTACACAATAATAATTAACATCATTTTCCAATACGCTGTTATCATAAATGGTTTCTAGATACATAATAGGCTCTATGTAACTATCATCGCGATTTATCCGAAACAGAATTCGGTCATACACCGGACCAAGCCAAGAAGATACCTGAACTGCATCCCAATCTTCTGGAAATCCGGCCTGACGTTTAAGCCACGTAAACGTTTCTGTATTCAAACACTCGATGAAAGGCAATATCTGTTCTGGATGAGGGTGATTGTTAATCATCTCGTAGTAATCGTTATTCTGATTTGTCATTATAGTTATTCGTATCTTATGTATCTGTATAATAATATACACATTATGAATTCAATTTTATTAACATTTAGTATCAATAGTCTCTCCAATTAACTCTCTTGCTATTTTTTCAAAACACTGTTTACTCATAGTGGGCGCGTTGGCTTTCCATGATACATACACCGAATATGCATCGTATAAAGAAAGTGGTAGACCATCTTGTTCTCTAGTATGCATAAGCATCTCTACTTCTACTTTTTTATCCCATAAATCACACGAAATATTATGGATATATTTTTCTTGATCGATACATAGTTCGCCGGATACATGATATTTTAACAGGTCTATAATAAATTCTGGTGTAACTACCGTATACGATTTAAAATTTGGATAGGACAAATGAAAGAGAGAAATGACCTCATCAATTTCAAGTTCGTGGGCATTATAATCTTCTTTCATATGGCTATCCCAAAAACTACAAAAAGAAGACACGACAGGTAAATATCGACTGGTTACTCCTATATAACAGTCTGACGTATTGTCATAACTAACATCTGTTTTTAGCATTTCACTTGCAAAAACATCATTAAATATTATATTAGGTACATTATGTTCATCAAAGTATTTTTTCAAAATAAATATCATATTTTTATTTGTAACTATAGCGGTAGATGAGTTGTGAAGGGCATGATGTTTAAACTTTGCAACTAATGTTTCTGCTGTCAAATGTTTCACAAAAAATATGTTGTCTTGCATAGATTTATCGTTACACGTATTTGCAAATACATCCGCACTAACATACCTACGCGAATAATGAGTAGCTACACACAATAAATCTAACATATTGGCATTATCAAAACGAGCTGACGTTCTCATATCACAATGAAAAAAACGGGTATCTGCATATTCGTGTCCGTAATATTTCAATTTGAAATTGGAAAGTATATTTGAAATACCAAAGAAATTATAGTATGTGCTTTCTATCTCTCGCATTAAACCTTTCAATCCACTTGGTACAATGTATGTATTCTCCTTATTGCCGCGAATACAATCCCCCGCCGCTACTAAAAAATGTTTCGCTGAATTTTTAGTTAACATAAACTTCGGCGTAAGTTTTTTTAAAACATCTTGTATTGTAATAGAATCTGGAATGGCAGAGAGAGGAGACGTATCTTTCAACATTTTAATAATAATATTTTTCAGTTTATGTTTCCACGCGTGCAACTCACTTTTTTTAGTTAACGTAGTTAATATTTGATGTTGTACGTCATCCTCACTGACTTGTTTGAAATGAAGACCATCATATTTTACAAATAATTCTTGTTTACTACAATAATAATAGTTATTTTCCGCATGAAACTCTTCTATAAATTTGTCACCTGTTACAGAGAGATTTTGTTTCCTTTTATTTCGCTCTTCATGCGTCACATGTGCTGTGGAGAGATAGCTAGGGAGATGATTTAATATATACGTTCTAAGTCTATTCATAATATATTCATCATCTTGATATTGTCTCATAAGTTCATCTATTTTTGTGTGCAATTCGGTCATATTATAATACTCCACCTATTATGTTTAAATTAGTTTTATTTTCTTTATGATTTAGTTTTATGATTATTATTTCAATTTTAAATAATAATCATAAAAATAATAATCGACATACAATGGAAATAAATGTGGAATTAACAAAACGTATTCGTATTGATTATGATGTTACAGAACAAATGGTATTGAAAAAATCAAAAAATATAGTTCTTCTGGAAATAGATAATAAAAAATTAAAGGGTGAATCTATTATTTATGATAATCAAGAAGAATGTTCTTTATCAATTGTATCTAATTTACATAACAAAAAACTTATCAATATTATGATTGTAGCATTAACACAATCTGGTAAAACTGGAACTATGAGTGGATTAATTAAAATTTACCTAAATGATACGACAAATCTTATACCTATTAAAAATATATATATTATTACTGGATTAAGTAGTCGTGAATGGGTAGAACAAACAATAAACCGAATGCCTAAGTCAATACAAGAACGCGTATTTCATCGTGATAATATTAAGAATAAAAAAAATGTTTTGGTTATTATTGATGAAATCCAGATTGCTGCCAAAGAAAATCAAACATTATATAAAGCATTTAGTGAAGCAGGATTTTATAATAAACAAAACTTACTAAAAAACGATATTAAAATTATTGAGTTTACAGCAACACCTGATGGAACTATTTATGACTTGATGAATTGGGGTGAGAATGCTTTAAAAATTAAAATGGAACCAGGACAAGGATACACAAGTTGTTTTGACTTAAAAATCAAGGACGTATTTTTCAATATAAGGATTTATGTGGATGTGATAAAAAACTGGTGAAGTAAATAAAGAAATGATTTCAAACAATATTATTGAATTAAAAACACAAATTAATAAATATGAAGAATCATTATATCATATTATACGAACACAGAACGGATATATGTCTGATACAGTAATTGAAAATTTAAAAGAATTTATAAGTGAAGATATACATTATCATACATATGATAAAGAAAGTGATATTAAAGATATCAATAAAATTTTAATGATTAAACCAAAGAAACATACGTTTATATTTATCAAAGAAAAACTACGATGTGCTAAAACATTAAATAAAAAATATTTAGGTATTGTTTATGAACGTTTTACAAAATCACCAGATGATGCAGTTGTAATACAAGGTCTAATTGGACGTGGGACCGGTTATGATGATAATGGTAAAAGCATATATTTCACAAATATTAATAGTATTGAAAAATATGAAAAATTATGGAATTCAAATTTTGAAGATAAAACTATCAAATGATAAATCAACTTTACAATTTTGGATAATTCACTATTAAACAATTTTAAGTAAAACTAAACAAATTATATCAATAAATGAAGAAGACCACACATATTCTGTCGTGGTAAGAAATTTCTTCATAATAGTTAAACGACTATTAGACCCATAGTTATAAATACCGAAAGAAAGTAATATGCTGATATTTTGTTTATTTTTACAAACATTTTGTCTCATTTTTCTTTTGGCGGCCGGCGTAATATTATAAAAATTATAGTATGGAATTAAAAATTAGACTTAAAAATGATGAAGTTATTCGTTGTATTATATAAAGTCTACGTTTGAAATGTTAAAAGGTGCAATAAAAATAAATCATATATTTGAAAGTATTACTATACATAAATTAAACTACACAAAAGAAGTCTTCAATTGTAGAATTACCCTTGCGTTTGTTTATTATTCTTATTAAATAATCGTCAAACAATAATGATTTTACCTCTTTGTTTCTTAAGATGTCAACTTTTTTTTCATATACCTCTTCATCTGGAAATTTCATTTTTAAATCCTCTAGCTGTTTGTACCAACTTCTTAGGGTAATACCCTTTGCTTTCTTGAAACTTTTCATTTTCTCTAATACTAGCGCAAATACCTGTTGGACCGGTTTCATAATCTGATTCGTAATATAATGTGCGTAATCCATTTCTAATCCTTGTTCTTCAATATATAAGGGATTGTCTATTCTATCTCCTTGAAGAGCCTTTTTATTGTCATTTTTGAAATAAACAAAGGGTATCCTATCACCAACACTAGGTTTATTGCCTGGGTCCCTTCTACCAATTCTATCTGCAAGAACTTTGTGGGCTATCTGTTTCGGATTTTTGTAACTACCACGCAGAGACTTTGTGATGATTAATTTAGATATTGGTACTTCTCCTTCTACAAGACTTTTAATATTTTTTTGTAAAAATTCAGAAGCTTTTTCAATATCTTTGTCTTTCATTAAAATGTCTATGATTCCACCATATATTTCTTTTACAATCGGTGCGTTGTCTCTACGTTTTAGTACAATACCCATAGATTTACGTTTACACTCATCTGGATTATCTTCATACAACATTCCTACATATCTTTTTTTAGAAAGCAGACAAAAGGGGAGAAATGTTTTTTCATATTCAAGATCGTGTGGATTTTTTAAAAACATGCTTGCTAGATTTCCGGCTTGTTTTGCTAATTCAATCGTTATTTCAAGTGCCTTTTTATGTTTAATCGGTGTTCCATCTAATTCTTTTAAGTTAAACTTGAAGAATACCGAATCTGTATCCCCATATACATATTCCGCATTCGTCATTACATCGCCATATTGTTTTGTAGGAACCACTCTATTGTGATACCCTTCTTCAATTACACGTTGCGCAAATAACAATAGCTTACGACCCGTAGAAGTAGTAGATGCAGCGACGTCTTTCTCGTAAAATGTGCTTGTTTTTGCACCGGTTTGACCGTAGATTGAATTTGCGGTAAGTTTGATAGACAACTGCCTTTTATCTAGAACGTTTTTCATAAAGTCATCGGTTTGCAAAGGAATCTGTTTTCTGGTATACTTTCTAGCAGCTAAACATTCTTTTAAAATAGCTGGTAAAATCCCTAATTCATCGTTTGGAAATTGCGCGTACCTACACGTTTTATAACCCACTTTCACCTTTTCCATAGCAGATTTTGGATTATTGTTTTTACGACGCCATTGATATGTATCATACGTAATGTTAACATATTTATACCCATCTAGATTATCGTACATAAAATTGCCTTCTTCATCTTGAACGCCGTGTGTTTCTAGTAGCTCATCCTTCAAATTGTATTCTTTCGTCCAGACTTTACTGTCTGGTGAAATATTTTCACTAATCATAGAAGACGGATACAAAGAACTATAATCTACACACGCTACAGGGTCATCTAGATATAAATCACGCTTAGGTGGTAATACAATTGCTCCTTCATAACTATCATTACTATTCCCCTTATCCAACACCGGCATAAGGGTTCCTTTTTCACGACATTTTTTTGCAATATAACTAGTCAACTTGATTCCTTGTCCACGCAATACTAAAAACTCCATAGGTACACTACATAAACTCGCCATTTCAATAAATCCAGTAATTACATCTATTTTATTCATTAAATAATGCACTAGGTTACAATCTTGAATACAATATTTCGCAATTTTATAACGTTCATTTGCACCTTCGTTGGTCATACGAAATATGTCTTGAGGGGTTACATCGTCTTTGGCAAGACCCCAACGTACCTTTTTATTCATATTTGGTGTTTCTACACCATTTATCAAAAATGAGTTTGTTGATATGTCTATCTCTAATACTTTACATTTTAGTCCATCTTTATAAGCATCTACCGTATGAGACTGCTCCTCAAAACTAATATAAGACCCTACTTCTAGTCCAGACAAATTTTTACTAATTACCTTCGTATTACCATTTTCGCGTGTAATGGACTTCACATAATCGCCTATAAAATATCCCGATACATAGTCCAGCTTGTAACTGGTTAAATTATAATCGCGTCGAAAGAAATTATACATATCGATGTTGAGACGTCCATTCATTTTAATGTATTTAAGGTCATGTTGACCGGATGCAATCACAATAGTATTTTCTTCTATATTAGTCTTTCCTGTTTTCCAATCTTTCTTCCAACATATCTCATTCGCATTTCTTGATAATTTTAAGAATTCCGGTGTAATACCTAATTCTTTACTTCGCGCGTACATAAATGGATAATCAAATCCGAAAATATTATAGCCTGTAACGATGTCAGGGTCTTCTTTTGTAATTAGTTGCGTCCATGCTAACATCGCTTCTTTCTCTGTTGCATATGTATCTATTACTGCATTTTTCACTTCTTTTAAATCGTTACACGTGCCTACTACAATACAGTGATTCAAATAAGGTTCGGTATCTCCGTATTTCCAGAATGTGGTTCCAATAAAAGTAACTTCATCTCCTCTAAGTGGAGGAAACATACACGTTAAAGTATTGGTAATGGTGTTTATCTTTGTATCACGGTCATATGTATCACTACTAAGTAATTCCGTTATCTTCACTCCATGCACTATTTTTTTTTGTTTTTTCCTATTATATATATTTTCTTCGACTGGGTTATCTTGCAATAAAGGTTCATTCTCAAGGCCTTCTTCTTCGTCACTTTCATCCGTAAAATATTCATTATCGTCAAGATTGGTATCATCTTTTTGTAATATCGTACTATGTAACTTATCTATTAATCCATCTAGTGTTTTTTTTGTAGGAGGTTTCATAGGATACACCATATTTACGTTGAATACTGGGTCAAATGCAAATCCGAATGCTGTTTTTATAATATTATCTATTTTATGTGCGGTACTATCTTCATAGTCGTTCCATACATCTACCATATCTTGGGCTAATTTTTTATAATTTTTTTTAGCAAGAGGGAAATCACCGTGACTACTGGATGCTTCAATATCAAAACTAGCAATCTTATATGGAACTCGCGTTTCATTTTCTTGGTCGCACATAATCCTTTGATAATCGATGGTTATTTCGTATTTGCATGATGTAGATTCATTAGAGGTGACAATTGCTTGTTTCAACGGTATACTGATCCATCCAGATGGTTTGATATTTTTTATATGAAATAATCTCAACAACGGTGGTATTTGTGCTTCGTATAATTCTGTATCAAATCCACAACATTTAAACGTTGTAATATATCGTTCTTCTGTTTTGTATTTATACCACAGGTTTTTAAATTTACGCATCGCCTGCTGATTTACAAAATCAATCCTTACAAATTTACACTGTTTACCAGCATTAAACCCGTATAATTTTTTTCGTTTAATAAGGGTAGTTTTCACAATCGTATTATCAAAGTACTTTGATTTTACACGTTTATACATTTCCGTAACCAATTTTTGCTTGTGTTGGACGTTCCAATCATCCGATACTCTTACATAAAAGAATGGTGTAAATCCTGTAACTAATACAGAACAAGATTCACCTGTAGTATTTAAACCAAACATTTGAACCATATAAGGTCGTTCAGTACAAGGAAGAAACTCGCCGGTATTATCTTCATAATCATAATCGTTGAACGTGAGTAATTTTATCTTTTGAACGGTCATACCACTCTGTATACCAATAGTACTGTAATAATATCTAATTCAATTTTCTATTATTACATATTTGTTATTACCATATTATTTGTTTATTTGTGAGCTATGATATGATGTATATGCTGTTAATATTGTGATTAGGGTGACCATGATAATTATAGTAGCATCTATCTTATCATTATATAAAAAATATCCCCCAAATATTGGTATAATTACATTAAGGTTGATAACCGCTGCAGCTACCCCACCCCCTTCAGATAACGCCGTAAGATTTAAAAACATATATGTAATCATTATTGCGGCTGGCACAAAAATCCTCCAAGTGCCTGTTTTTACCACCGATAATGCTTTTCCCATAGATTTGTCTTGCGTAGTGTATAAATATATAAACACACCAAAAGCAAATATACCAGCGGTTATTAAAATCATCATCATGAGTGCTAATTTTGCGGTTAGGTCTGATTTGAATATTTTCCCATTTCCTTCTAATATTGTATTATATATACCGATTAAACACGCACTGAATGTTGCTATTACTTGCCATTGCATTAATATAATAGTATATATTATTATATATACTATTATATAGATTTTATTTTGGTATTTCTTTTCCAAACATTCCCGTCACCAAACGTTACCTCTTTGGTTGTTATATATGCATCGAGATTTTTTGGTCCTCCTTTTGGAGAAAAATCTATCGTTGCGTTGCCTCGGTCATCTACTACCACTTTCACATTCCATACTTTGCCTTTTTTTGTATCTCTCCCAGTTACAAAAACAACACCATTCTCCGCAATTATAACCTTTCGTGGTAAACCATTGTGATTAGGGTCACCATAAAATCCCACTTTTGATGGCTGTGAATATTGTTTTTCTAATTTTGAAACAAATTGTGTATTATCATAAAAACTAGTTACTTTAAATGATGGAAACATTTTTTGTATTTTTGCTATGTCAATATTTAAACTATCTACTTCTAAATAATCTAATGCATAAGGTAAATTTATATATAACTGGTACAGACCGTCTTCCCTCATTGTCACGATATATTTTTCATCAATAGATAATACATTTATAATTATATTTGTTAAATCAGGAACATACATTCCTATATGATTTTCAAATAACTGGCTTTCCTGTGGATTGTTAATATTTTCTTCCTCAACCATAGTTCTCAATAATCTAGTATGTTTAAGATTAAACGGTTCCACAAAATGCAATTCTGCTCTTAACCCGTGTTTAAATCGCATCCATTTAATATTGCGTTTGACAACTCTGTATCTGGCGGACTTTCTATATCCCCCAACGCATTTCCAAAAATTTTTTTAAGTGTAATACAACATTCTAATGGTTTATAAGATAATATTGTTACTTTATGTATACTATAAGGTAACATACTATCCCCGGCATATATGTGTTTTTTTGTTTTGTTATTTTTAAGTTTATGTCTTTTTGTCTTCATATACATATTCCATTAGATTTTTTTCATCTTAAAATATGATTTATCTAACATCTTCTCCTTATATAATCGTGCAGATAGCTTGTGTAGTTCTTTTTCATTCTCATTCAACAACTGTTCTACCCGCTCATAACAAAACATAATAATTTCCTCCACTTCTTTTTCTATTTCTCTCTTGGAGTAATTTGTCTATTGAAACTACTACAAAAAGGAAGCAAAGATACATTACCTGAATCTCATTATAAATTATAAATTATAAATTATAATTAAATTATCTTTATAACATATGTTTAAACATACATTATATAAACATTTACGCGCGTTATGTTTATTTATGATTTTTAAATAAAAATTCTTCCGTATTTTGCCATTTTTTGCCATTTTTTGAATATATCTCATGGTCAAATATTAACATACGTTCATTTATAAATGGATATATGTAAATATTTTGGTTAGTATTATTTAAGAATGAATTTATATAATTCCCACTACCAATTTCAAATACTTTCGTACGTCCAAAAGCATTTTTGTTTTGTTGTAAATCTTTTGTAATTTTTTTTAGAACGGATTTTATAAAATTGCTATTTTTATGTAAAGCAACTATATTTCCATTTCTAACCTTATAACTAAACTTCGGTGTTGGATGTTCTTCACCAATTAATTCTATGTCATTCGATACTGGCTTTAAATAATCAATCATTTTTTTGGTTGACATACATTTTAAATCATGATATATTCCTCCATATGTATATAATATAACTAATCTTCCAATATCTGCTAACAACGCGGGATAATTACAATTAAGTTCTAAAAATAATTTACACAAAGTATCATCATATTTCTCTAATAAATTGACAATATCTTTGTATCCATAATATTTTATAATTTCGCCATTAGTATAATTTTGTGTATGTTTTTTTTGAATTTCAATTAAAATGTTATTTTCATTAATATTGCAAAATATGTCATTTGGATCAATAAAAATATAATGTCTTAATAATATTATATTATCGGACATATATATATAAATAAATATACTTATATTCGATTCATCATAAAAAATACTGTTCCTATCAACGGATCAATCGTAAGAGGAACCACCGCCAATTTGTCTTTACGAAGCAACATTACACCTCCTGCAAGCAATAGCGATGCATGTACTATTCTCCAAGGCGCCCACCACGTTTCGCCACCACCTTCGCCTGCTTTCAGACGTGAATTCGTAAAATACAATACGCTAAAAGAGACAGCCTGTAAAATAAATATTAACCCATATACAGGTAGCCATTTAACCGGCAATTCTAAAGGTAAATAAGCCAGATACAAACGTGTAGGTATGCATACTGATAAAAATAACAACGCTCTCATATGAGAGTTGAAAATTATTTTCATAATATATAATAGTATTATTAAAATAATCTTATTTTCGTTTGCTGCGACGTATACGTTTATTACGGTGAGCGCGTCGCGATTTCTTTTTATATGATTTTTTTCTTCTGGTATTTTTACGTTTGCCTCCATACTTTGTGCTAGAAGATTGTCTTAATCCATTCAAAGCGAAATCAGCAATATCTCTTGTTTTTCTTGCACCGTCGTATTCTGTAATATTATCTCCATCAATGAAATAAATCGTTGGAACTCCCTTACCTTTTACATCCATACCACTTTTGTGTTTCAATCTATCGGCAATACCTACATGGGCATCTACTACAGCAATATTAGTATCTTTTAGTAATTTATCGTGTTGCAAAGCATCCCATTGGGGTTCCATATCTATACAATGTCCACAATTTGGTGAATGATACCGCAAAAGCGTTTTAGAAGAGGATAATAATCTATCACATTCATCCTCTTGACCGACCTTTAATTTAGCAAACAACATGCTATTATAATACACGTTAGATAATATAGTGGTTAAAGTATTTTCTAGTTTAACTATATATGAACGCAAAACTAATATTTATATTTTTTGTATTTATATTAGGCCTTTATTATTGTAGTTGTCCTACGCCTACCAAAATAGAAGGATTTAATGATACCGTTCCATATCGTTGTCCTAACATGTTAATTCAAAAAGGTAAAGAGTTTTATCTCTACAACTCTGAAATTGCTAAAGTACCTGGTGTAAATCCAGTTACATTCAATAATTTAGAAGACTATGTTGAATTTACTGAATGGCAACGCAGTCAAGGCATCCGGTGTCCTGTTCTATTTTTACAAGAATCCTACGACGCACAAGGAAATCCTGTGTACAGTGCAAGACCTTCTCCTACCGATTTGCAAGGAGGGTTACCAAACAAAACGGTTGGAACACAACAACCCATCACAAAATTATTTGATGCTGGTAGAGATGACACACCTTACAACGAAAACTCTTTCCCTGGATTTGATGGACACGACCAATATATAGGACTCAATACACCTCTAGATCAAATGTATAATGATACAAAATCAAAAACAAGTCCAAATCCTATGGACACAAATTGGGGAGGACAATCGTATACCCAAAATTTAGTGGACGGTGGATATTATGCGGAGGATGAAGTAACAAAGCAACAATCTTAAGAATAACATTTCACCTTTATCACGCCAATTACGGAGATAAGGTGGATTTAATGCAATACATCCATCAAACATACCGTCCACGTTTGCGACATTTTTTAAATTCCATCTTCCAATATCTTGATTGAACGTACTACATCCATCAAACATGCATTCCATATTAATTACATTATATACATCCCACTTACTAATGTCTTGATTGAATACCTTACATCCAGAAAACATATAGCTCATATCGATAACATTACTTACATCCCATCCACCAATATTTTTATTGAAATCATCGCAAAACATAAACATATTACTCATGTCTGTAACATTACTTACATTCCATCCACTAATATCGCTATTAACATTCAAACAATTATAAAACATACTATTCATAGAAGTCACGTTGCTTACATCCCATTTGTCTATATGATATGGATTTGTCGCATCAAAATTAGTATATTCCGCAAATAAATTATCCATATTGGTTACTTCACTTGTGTCCCACATAGACATATTTGTAACTGTTTCAAAACTGCATAACGAATCATTTGCTAGACGAATGATAGCATCTGTATCATCATGTAATACTGCGTCCACGGAGGCTTTAATGTTTTCATCTGTTGCAAAATACGTGGTATATACAATATCATCCATGTAAGACTCTATATATGCATATGTTTATACTTGTTATTGTTATTGTTTTCTAGTCATTAATATTATTTTTGCGGGTATTATGTTTTCTAACTTGTAATTTTTTTTCTTTGCGTGTATGAATAAAAAAATCTTTTAATTGAAGTAAAAGCTGTTTACTAATTACATTATCCAAATCTATCTCTGGTATGCTTTTAACACGTACCTCATAATAGGATTGTGTCATGTAATATTTCATAATGTAAGTAAATGATTGTACATCTACGATTCTACTACTAAACGCATTAATATATCTTTCTATCATATCCTTATACTTAAATGAATAATGAAATGGTTTTACATTAATGTAATATACACTAGACTGCAACATAAGCGGGTGTTCTTGGTCGTCTATGAAACATATATGCACGTTGGATGGGAGGTTACTACATTTTAATAAATCATCTACAGTTTTATCATTTGTAGTACGAGACCATTCCACAGTTTTTCCATTAACTTTAAATGCTGCTACAATATTATCAAACACAGTTGTATTCAATTTATAGTTAAAATATGAGGTTATACTCTCAACCCATGATTTAGGACCATTGTTATTTGTATATATCATCAATTTATCACAATATCCCTGTGATTTTTGTTCTAATAAATAAGATAAAATATCTATGATGTTTGGTCTTAAAAATTCTGGAAATAAATCCATCACTTCAAAGAAATGATAAGAATCTTGTGGTCCATATACTTTTTGCAAAGCATCCCAGAATACACCTATTTCTACAAAATGACCTAGGGTTTCATCTAGGTCAAATACTACGATTGTATTAGAGACTTCCATAGGTTTTAGAGAGAATAAAAAAAATACGTTTACAAAATATAGAATGTTTATTTCTATTATAATCCGTCAATCTAATACGTTTGGATATTGTTCTTCAGTATTTAGTAAAATTGTACCTCATCATTTAAATCATAATCATATCGATAATCTACTTGCTTTATGTTACAATTGACACGATACTTACAATCGGTATGGAGTTATGGTTAAACCGTATATAACCCTGAGAAATGAACGAATAAAATAACAAATATATATATATATTAATGACGTATGCTTTGGATGAACAAGATTATAAAGTAATTCTGAAATTTTATGATATAAACACACATAAATTAACAAAGCGCGAATTAAAACAAAAAGCAACCGATATTTTAGCAAATAAATTGTGTAGATGCATCAATAATATTAAGACAACCGTAGAGAATCTTGTTGGAGTATGTAAACATAGTGTTATTCGTAAAAAATCACTCGTTTCAGGAAATGTAAAATGTGGAAAAAAAAGCTAGATTTATTTTACCTAAAAAAAATAAAAGGACGTTGTCAAAGAAAACAAAGCGTACAATATCCTTTCCAAAAAATACCAGAAAATCAAGTTGATTCGCTAATATAATCTAATGCTGATAATAATATCAATTCGTGGTTACTCATTTTTCTAAAAATCAAGACTTCATTCATATTGAATTGAAAAAAACGGTTCATATTATTTCTACAAACTATTATGATACCTTTCTCTCCAACTTTTATTTCACATACAATTCCTCCATTTGTTAAATGTAATCTTTCTGCGTTACTTATATTTATCCATCGCACATAACTACCGTATTTCATATCAGGTAACTCATCTACAAATTGGTATAATTTTAGTTTCTTCATAATTTCATTATGTTTTGATTTTGATAATTGAAGATTTAATAGTATTTTTTCTTTGCTTTCTTCAATTTGTTTTGTTGTTTCAGATAGTATTTTTTCATGTTTATTGTTATCCAAAGCATTCAATAATTTTTTCATATCCATATCCATATCCATATCTGTCATTACTTATATTTAACCTTTTATTTTTTCAAAAAAATTTTCAGTTTTATCTTTTTGGACATGTCCATTTTTGGATTTATGAAATTTTTTTTGAAAAATGGAAAAAAAATAAAAAATATACATAGATTAAATATGACTGCATTTTTGGTAAGATAATGTAACACACATTTTTCCATATTTTTAAAAATATGGAAAAACAGCTTAAGTGCATATTTTCTGATTGCTATATAAATGCATATTAAGCAACAAAAATATGCAGATAATATGCAACCTCCATATGAATGTAATTATTGTGACTATATATGTAGACGAAAATCATTATGGACCCAGCATATTATGACTGCAAAACATAAAAAGGCAACGGAAGCAACAAAACGGCAACCAACAAATATGCACCCCCCATTAAAATTTATATGCGATACGTGTAACCGTGAGTACAAACAACGGTCTGGATTATGGAGACATAAGAAAAAATGTAAGGTTCAAGAAGAGATAACCGATACAGAGGATACGAATATGTCTGTTATTGTGAAAGAATTAATGACACATATGAAAACACAGGCAGAACAATTACGTGACCAAAATAAAATAATAAATGAATTAATACCAAAGATAGGCAATAACAACAATAATAAATTGAATATTAATGTATTTTTAAATGAGCAATGCAAAGATGCTATTAATATGTCGGATTTTTTGATTTCTCTCAAAATACAATTGCACGACATTGATTACGTAAAAAATAATGGACTTATGGAAGGAATACGGAGTGTATTTATAAATGGGTTAAATGAACTAGATACGTATAAAAGACCCATACACTGCACCGATATAAAGAGAGAAACGATGTATATCAAAAACAATAACGAATGGGAAAAAGATAATGGAAAAGAAAAAATAAAATATGCGATAGGGGATATAGCACAAAAACACAGATTGGCTATTTCGGAATGGGAATTACATAATCCAGAATGGACGAACAGCGAAAAAGGTAAAGATGAATATATTAAATTAGTACAAAATTTGATGTGTAACGTGCAAGAACATAACAATGAAAATAAGATTATTAGAAATATAGCAAAATCAACGATTATTCAAGAAACTATAAAAAATTAAGTTATTAAACTTTTATATATATATATATATATGCCTAGTAGTCGTAAAAAAAAAAAACAGAAAAACTTATCTAAAACTCGTAAACAAACAAATACTGGTATATGTTTGGATTATTTTAAGAGTATTTTAGATGGAAAACATGAATTACAAAATCTAAAAAATGCCGATATAGCACAACATTTGATTCCAGTATCAAAAGATTTTGATCCAAAAAAAGATTTTTACACCTATATTAATTACGGTTGGCTAAGTAAAGAAAAAAATGTAAAAGAAGACAAATATTACACACAAATCGACAATTTTCGTACAGTTCAAGAAAATGTAAATTACGAACTTATGGATATAGTTGACGAATACATCAAAACCAAACACACACACAAATCAAAGAATATTGAAGCGTTATATAATTCTATTTTACACGATGACACTAGAATATTAAAAGGTCATATCGAAAAATCGATGAATGATATTGATCACCTTGTAGATAGCGGTACTTTGCTAGATTTATTAGCTCATTTAAATACAAACGAAATTATTTCTTGGCAATCACCTGTATCATTCATAGTGGATATAGATGAAAAAAATGTTGCTGCGTGCAGAGCTAAAGTGAATGAACCACAATTGTCAATATATGATTATACTATATATGTTGCTGACCCAAATGATAATTCGGAAGATGGAAAATTTAAACGTGATTTTAAAGATAAATATCTATCCTTTATAGAGGAGTTGTTTCATCAATGTTTAGGGGCACATCATGGATTAGATGCGGCAGATATTTGGGAAATAGAGAACATAATGTTAGATGCTATGGGTTGTGATACTAGCGATTCAACAGAATATTACAGTAAAGTGTCTACTGCCAAATCATCCGAATATGGATTGGACTGGAAAACATTTTCGAAAAAAGTAGGGTTTGATTATACACCATCTTTTTATATATCAGGAAATCCTGATTACTTAAGATGTATTATGAAAGAACTAACTAAAAATTGGAAAACTAAAAAATGGATAACATACTACAAATATATGTATTTAAAACAAATGATTAGGTTTGATTCAAAAATGGATGTATTATATTATGATTTCTTCAAACATTATGTTGAAGGTTCACAAGAAATATTACCGAAAAGACTTAGACCTATTATACCTATGTCCTTATGTTACAACGAATTTTTGACGGATGAATATGTTGAACGCAATGAAGATAAAGATATCCTTAAAATGGTAGAAATATTGTGTAACGATTTATTGTCGGTTTTTAAAGATACCATTAGAAAGAATAATTGGCTCTCTCCATCTACTAAAAAGTATGCTTTACTTAAATTACAAAAAATATATCTAATTCTTTCTCGTCCTAAAAAAATTCAATCAGACCCTAACATTAGTTATCACCCAAAAGACGTTTGGGGGAATATGTTAAAAATAACTAAATGGAGGTATAATGAAATGCTTAAACGAGAAGGCAACCCAACAATTGAATATTCGCGTATAGATTGGAGTTCTTTTAAAATGACTGGGAAACAATCCTATATTGTTAATGCATTTTACACGCCAAGTGAAAATAATATTTGTGTGCCGTTGGCATATTTACAAAAACCATTTATAGATACTAGCGTAAGTGGAGGAATTGAGAGATTATTGAGTACGATTGGATATACTGTAGCACACGAAATGAGTCATAGTTTAGATGATATGGGAAGTAAGTATGATTATAAAGGGAATATGAAAAACTGGTGGACGCCAGGTGATAGAAAAAAATTTAATGAAAAAATAAAGGATGTGGTAAACCAATATGAAACGGCCGCCGCGAGGGACGGTATAAAACTAGATGGCACGTTGAGTACTGGAGAGAATTTAGCGGATATTTCAGGTTTAGCAATTTGTACGAAATATTTACATTTGTATCATAAACGAAAACAATATCCAGAACAATTATCTTTTCTTTCATATAAAATGTTTTACGTATACGTTGCAATTGATAATCGACAGAAAATATATAAGAATGCGTTAAAAAGTCAATTAAAAATAAATCCACATCCTTTCAATAAATATAGAACAAATTGTCCTTTAGCCAGAATTAAGAATTTCGTGGGATTATGGAATATTAAGGAAAAAGATAATATGTATTGGCATAATACAGATATTATTTGGTAAATATTAAGAATATAATTTTTTATAAAAATATCTTTACTATATATATAATGGGAAGTACTCGTAAAGCATACTCTATGGGTCGTTCTAAGGGTCGTTCTCGTTCTCGGTCGCGTATGGGTGGAGGAAGTGCTATGTCTCGTGGTGCTGCACGTGCAGCAAGTGCATCGCGTTCGGCGGCTAAATCCGCTGCTGCCGCAGCATCCAAAGCTGCCTCCAAATCTAAAGCTGCCTCCCGGTCTGCATCTGAAGCTAAATCGCGTGCTGCTGCTGCAGCTGCATCAAGAGCTGCTTCGCGGTCACAAGCTGCTGCAGAAGCGGCTTCACGGTCCGCTTCTATGCACATGCAGGCCGCCAGAAGCGCCGGTCGCGAATAATTTTATAAAAAATATAATAAAATCATATTTAGTTTTAATAAATATGATTTTATGAGACACATACATTTATTTACCAATTACTAAAACCACCACCACCACCAAGTTCATTTGCCGCCATAGGTTCTGTTATTCCTGGTGTTGCTGCTCCTGGCATAGATGTATCTTGTTGTTGGTACATTTGATTGAAATCAGGACTCTGTTGCGGCTGTATATTTGGTATTTGCATAGATACATTTTGATTACTCGGTAACAACTGCATATTATTCAAGTTTTCTGTCTGACTATTTTGGTATTGTCCTGCTAATGGTTGTGTCACTTTAACTTCGTTTTTATTCAAGGAGGTGTTTTCATTTCTACCGTTCCACATATCTATTATTCTTTCAAAAATAATATTTACTTTTGCACCTACTTTGGTTTGCATAGTTAACAATAAAATCATAAACGGTAATAAGAAATTGGTAGTATCACCTTCACTAACATATTTTACACCGCTATAGGTTGGAATGTATTTAATTGCTTTATTTGAAAAATATATGGCTAAAATCATATATACGATTTGTACTACAATTTCTGCCAAAAGTTCTATAGATCCTTTTGAGTCATCTTCTTCAGGGACTACATATCTCACAGATTTAAGAATAAATACACACGGTATGATTGCAATTATAATGTATTGAACCAGATTAAGCATTTCCGCTTTGCTGTCTCCGTCCATGTTAAAAACTGTGTTAAAGAATCCTTGATTTATTATTTTACCTGTTTTTAACACATCGTTTGTACTTTCCATATGAGTTATAAAAAGAAATTAAAAGAAATTGAATTATACATATACAAATATGCTTAAGAATATCGTAAAACAGAATAAAAAAAATCAGGATGGTTCTTACCATGATGAAAATCAGTATTTACATCTAATTTCTGATATTTTAAATGAAGGCGAAATGCAAGAGGGTCGTAACGGAAATACCAAAGCGGTATTTGGTTCTGCAATGCATTTTACACTAGAAAATAATAGTATACCACTTTTGACAACAAAAAAACTGGCATGGAAAACATGTCTAAATGAATTGTTATGGTTTATCACAGGTAGTACTGATAATGGTATTTTACAAGAGAAAAAAATAAAAATTTGGAACGGTCAATCAACACGTTCATATCTGGATAGTTGTGGATTGAATCATTTAGAATCAAATGATTTGGGTCCTATATACGGACATCAATGGCGACATTTTAATGCACCTTATATTAATAAAGATGCAGATTATTCTGGTAAAGGAATAGACCAATTACAGTATGTTATCGACCGTCTTTCTGACCCTGAAAAAAGAACCTCAAGACGTATTATTATGTCTTCTTGGAACCCTTGTCAGTTAAATGAAATGAGTTTACCTCCGTGCCACATTATGTGTCAATTTAATGTAATTGGCAACAATTTATCGTGTAGTTTATATCAACGGAGTGGTGATGTAGGACTGGGTGTTCCTTTCAATATTGCTTCATATTGTTTTTTAACACATTTACTTGCCCATCATTGTGGGTTAAATGCATATGAGTTTGTGTATTATTTAGGGAACAGTCATATATACGATGATCATTTAGAGTCTCTCTCACAACAAATTACAAAAAAACCTTATGCATTTCCAACCATTTCATTTAAAGAAAAAAAAACTAGAATAGAAGACTATGATACTTCTGATTTTATAATTGACGGATATGAACATCACGAACCGGTAAATATGAAAATGCGTATTTAATTTAATAAATTAATCATTTCAAATAATATTATGAGTGGAAATTCTTCGTTGTCTGCGGCTAAAAGAAGACGCGGTGGTAGTCAGCCCGTGCAAACCTCTGATTCTGGAAAAGGTCCAAACGTACAGCAAAGTAAACCGCCTCCTAAGATACCGCATCCTTTGGAAATTTTAAAAGATCATGAATTACGTATTCGTTATTTAGAAACAGGTGTTAAGGAACTTACTCAAAAACTTACTATTGCAGAAACTAGCAACGCGTCTTTGAGTGCACAAAACAAAAATATATTGAAACAATTACAAATAATCAAATCTAATATCAATAAATCAAAACTAGATGGAACAGAAGAGGTCACAAAAATAGAACCAACTTTTAGTAAATTAGATATAGAAGGAACTATATCAGAAGGACATTCTGATAGCGAAAGTTCAAATGAATAATTACATATAATATACATAAAGTAAACCAATTATATATATTAATGAAACTTGTTGTTGTAGATCCTAAAATAGTAGCTAAAATGGATGTTATTTTTACAAATTTGCTACATTTGACCGATATTGTATCTATACGTGTAGGTAATACAGGATTACAAATACAAGGCACAGACCAATGTAAAATATGTATGTTTGATATAAAATTACACAAAGAACTGTTTTCTTTATATCAAATCCAGGATATAACGGTATTTACTGTATCAGTACGTATTTTTCAAAAAGTTCTCTCGACATACAAATCAGACCAAACCCTAGAGTTATTCATAACAAATGTGGATAAACTTAATATGCATTTGGTTGGCGGCAAAACTACGTGTGACAAATTATTTCAATTACCTCTTATAGATATGAATGACGAGGTACATCATATCTCGAACGAAGAAACAGATGTTGAAATTTATATGACTTCTAAAAAATTTACAGAACTTGTAAGTCAGTTAGAAACATTCAATAATGATTTGACATTTGATTTGTCCGAAGAACACGTAAATTTAAAAACAGAAGGAGAATATGGATGTATGACTGCAATACTTAGTCTAGATGATATGAGTTTAATAGACTATTCTATTATTGAAGATAATAATATATGTGTTTCTTATAATTTAAAGTATATTAAGATTATGAGTGCTTTTAGTAAAGTTTCAAAAGAGGTTAAACTAGAAATTAATCAAAATAAATTGTTAATGATGAGTTATAAATTAGAGTCAGAAAGTATGTGTAAATTTATACTTGCATCTATAATAAAATAAACGTTCAACGATTAGAAAAAAAAGGTGCATATAAGTAAATGAAAGTAATTCTAAACTTGTTAATATTTTGTATCGTTTTATTTATTTATGTGCATGTATATTTTTATCTAAAAACAAGCAACGATTTGGAAGTATATGAAATATTTCAACCTTCTAAAGAAAAATTAGAAGAAGTATGTGATATGAGACAACCTGTAATATTTGATTATCCAAATGACGAGTTATTAAAATCGTGTACACGTGACGCAATACAAAATAGATATGGAGCATTTGAAGTTAAAATTAGAAATTTAGATATTTCTAATAAAGAGGATGAAGAATTGTACATTCCAATTTCATTTACGAAAGCAAATATCGCAATAAAAGAGGATGCCTCAAATAAATACCTTGTTGAAAAAAATGCTGAGTTTTTAGATGAAACATCCCTCAATAAAATATTTAAATATAATGATGCGTTAATCCGTCCAAATATGGTATCTAACTGTATATATGATATTATGGTTGCGCATAATGGCGTTAGAACACCATTTCGCTATGAAGTAAATTATAGAAATTATTTTATGGTTACTGAAGGAAATATACGCATTAAATTAGCCCCTCCTAAAAGCAGAAAATATTTGTATCATCATTCTGATTATGAAAATTTTGAATTTAACACCCCAATTAATCCTTGGGAAGTACAATCACAGTACGCAGAAGATTTTGAAAAAATAAAATGCTTAGAAGTAAATATGAAAGAAGGGTCTATTATTTATATTCCGTCTTATTGGTGGTATAGTATTGAATTTGGTGAGAAAGCAACTGTTGCAGTATTCAAGTACAGAACTTTTATGAATACAGTTGCTATCTTCCCGAAATTAGTACAGAGACTTCTCCAAAATCAAAATATTAAAAGACAGATTACACCATTATTTAGTCTTAAATCTAATGATGCAACAGATACAAACAAAAAGAACGATACAGATAAAAAATTAGAGTAATTTACATTATAATGTTTAAAGTTATAAAAAGAGGTATAACTTGATATATATAGATGAATAATAATGAAAAACCGCTAAGTTTAATCGTTGAACGAAAATATCGTGTAATTTCTAAAATAGGAGAAGGAACATTTGGAAAAATTTTCAAAGGATTAAATATAAATAATAATACACTTGTTGCAATTAAAATTGAAAAATCTAGTAGTACTAATTTACTGATTCATGAGGCTAAAATATATAAAAATCTTGAAGATACAAAAGGAATACCTAAAATGCTTTCGTTTGGAAAAGAAGGTAAATTTAATTATCTTGTTTTAAATTTGTTTGACGAATCTCTAGAAGATATGAAAGATGCGTGTGGGGATAAATTATCGTTGAAAAGCGTTATCCAAATTGCATTACAAACGATAGAAAGATTATCTATAATACATAAAAACGGTATTATTCATCGGGATATTAAACCAGATAATTTTGTGGTAGATAGAAAAACAAATGAGGTGTATTTAATTGATTTTGGTCTTGCAAAAAGGTATTTGGATGAAGAAGATAATCATATACCATCTGTGAATAATAAAAAGCTCACAGGTACGGCTAGGTATGCAAGTATAAATAATCACAAAGGTATGTGTCCATCTAGAAGAGATGACTTAGAATCACTAGGATTTGTATTGTTATATTTATTACAAGGTAAATTACCTTGGCAAGGCATTAAACATAGTGATAAAGAGATTAAATATAACATGATTGGAGATGAAAAACAAAAAAATAACATACTACAACAGTTTCCGGATGTTCCAGGAGAACTAATAACATATATTTTATATTGTAGACGATTAGAATATGACGAAGACCCTGATTATGATTATTTAATGAATATATTTAACAATTTAAAAACCTTACACGGGTATGAAAATGATAACATATATGATTGGAATGTGGAATTCCAATAATAATGGTTTAAAGACATTTGTTATATGTATACTATTATAACATGTCAGCAGCAGAAAGTCGTATCACAGGACGCGTTAAATGGTTTAACAACAAAGCGGGTTATGGTTTCATCTCTGTAAATGAGAACACAGATGTGTTCGTGCATCATTCTGCGATTAAAACTTCAACAGACCAATTTCGTTATTTGGTAGAAGGAGAATATTGTGAATTCAAAATGGTAGAGGTAGACAAAGAAAAGGTTACTGCAACCGACGTAACAGGACCAAACCGTGACAAACTTATGTGTGAAACAAGGAATGAACGTCGACAACTACATTCTTCATCTCCGACAGATAATGAGAATGATGAAAAATTAGGTATTAAATTTTCAGTGGGCAAAGGCAAAGGCAAGGGCAAGGACAATGGCAAGGGCAAGGGCAAGGGCAAGGGCAAGGGCAAGGGCAAGGGCAAGGAAAGAGTCAAAACGGTATCTATGAAATCTTCTCCAGATAATAGCAATTGTGATTGTGGAATGAATATTCAAACTAATTCACTAGTAGAAGAATATCTATCTACAGATTAATAATAATTTAACTATTATGATATAATCAATCAATACATAAAGATAATTACATATACACCATATGGAATTATCAACCATTTTTGTACAAAATGACATAAAATTAATCGAAGAGCTGTTTTTGTCATTAAAAAAGGATATTAAATTATTAAATAACGAAGTGAATGTTTTAGAAAAAGATATAGCAAATAAAATTAAAAATGTAACTTCGAGTCATAGCAAACCTATAAAAAATAGTCAGGTTTTATCTAAAAAATTGGATTTTTCAAAAGAAATGTGTATTTTTTTGAATTGTTTGCCAACTGAAAAACATACACGCACGAATGTAATCCGAATAATAATGAATTACATAAATGTAAATAATCTATCAGACGGTAAAAATATAATACCAGATGAAAAAATAAAACGTATTTTAGAATTAAATGAAAAAGACAAATTAACTTTTTTCAACATACATAGATACATACATACAAGTGAGCATGATGAATAATAAAAGGAAAGAAAAAGATGTGAAGAAAGAAACGAGTGTGAAGTGCAAAAAATTGAAATACTTTTTAGAGAGAAAAATAGAAGGAGATACCAATTGCAAAGATGATGTCAA